TTTAAATTATATTGCTCTAAAGCTTTTTGATATTCATCCTGTGCAAAACTATCAGTTCTAGCTTTATCTGCTAATTGATCTAAAATTATGTCATCTTGTTGCATTCTATTAAATGCATACATCATAGGAGCCATTTGACTTCTTTGTAAAGATAATGATTTATTAAATTGATCATCTTGTTGACTTAATTGCCTATCTCTTAAATCCATTTCTTTATCAAATTGATTTTGTCTAAATCTTCTATCTTGTTCTGCTAATGCTGCTTGTGCTAGCATACCACCTATTAATGCCATAATTATTTATCCTTTATCCTGTTTGTAGTCCTAACAATGAACCCATTTTTTGTCCACCAGCAGCACCTATTGCACCTATTGCAGGTCCTGCAAGACCAGATACTAAACCTCCTACAGCACTTAATGCTGCTGATTTAGCTTGTTGTTTAGCCTGTTGATTTGCTTGTTGTTGTTGTCTGTATAATTGATTTAAACTATTTCTTGTACTTGCTGCACTTGCTTGCATTTGAGCTGCTTGTCCTAAGTAACTACTAGCCATTTGTTGATTAGCAAGTCCTTGTTGCATATTAGCATTTTGTACTTGATTAAGAATAGCAGATGTAGTATCTACTTGATTGTAAGATTGTCCTGATCGTGCTGCATTTCTTCTTTGCATCATATCATTTTGTGCTTGTATATCAAATGCTTGCTCTGCATTCATCTGTCTTTGCATCTGATTTCTTGTACTGTTCATATTAAACATATCATTAGATCTATTAAAAGCCGCTTGTGACATACCAACTTGTGCCGCTGCATTTGCACCTGCTCCAAATTGATCTATTGGGCTTCTATCTATAACTGCACTAAATAATCCCATTTATCCTCTTTTCTTAATCATTGTTAAACTGGATGTTTCAAACCATCCTTCTTCTGTTCTAATTTCTAAAACTACACTTCTGTCTGATTTTGTAGTAACTCTAACATCTCCAGGTTTACCACTTCCTTCTTGTTCATAATCTGTAACGCTAGAATTGACACTATCTATCAATGTGTTAATTTCGTTATAAATCTTATTTATTGCAAGTTGTACTTCTGCATCTGCAACCTTAGGAGGATGTTGTAAACTTTTAATTCTAGGCATTATTTTGTTCCTTTATCTATAAAGTGTACTGCAAAACTATCTACAGTACCTTTTTGGTTTTGAAAATAAACCTCTATATTTTTACCTTTACATTTAGAAGGTAATTTAATTATAGGGCATAAAGTAAATATTCTAGCATTTTCTATACCTTCTGTAGATACATCTACTAATACATGCTCTACAGCTGTAGTTCCTAGTTGTGCTCTTGTTACTGTTAATGTTGTTGCTGTTGGATTGGCAGTAACTAACATACACTCTTCGTTTATTAATATAAAACTACCAACAGGTGGTAATTTACCACTTATTTCTGATGATTGATTTACACCAGTAACAGTAACTGTAGTAGCTCCTGATGCTAAGTTGCCTCCTCCTCCTAAAAAGCAACCAGTAAATTCTTTTGTAAATCCTTTATTCTTAGATGGATTTATATTTGGTATTGTTAATTGCTGTATATCACCATCTACATATACTACTAAGTCATCATTCCATTTAGGAGGTGTACTTATAGTGTCTAATGTAGGTGTACCTTGCAATTTAATTCTACTCATTCTTTTTGTATTTGTTTGTTTAGTTAATGATAACTTTTTACTTAGCCATTTCCAATCTCTTAATGTAGTATTATTTTTATAGTTATATATTAAGTTACCATCGGATATAAGTATATCACCATCCATACCTTGTATTGCCTTTTTAACAAGTGGTGCTTCCCAATAATCCCATCTATTTCTAGATATATTATATACCCAAGCTCTAGAAACAGTATTATCACATGTATGATCACATGCTCCATGTACAAAGCATACAAATGAATTAGTAGGCCCATCATAAAATATAAATGGATCTACACCAACTGTTTCCTCAGAATGCTCTACAGCTTTTTGCCATCCTAATTTATAACCTTCAAATGTAGATACATCTAATATATTATTACCAATAGGTTTAGCAATAGATCCATTGTGTAGATAAATATTATTAACATCTGCAAAACACATTCCAAACTCTGTAACTACAAAAGCATCTTGACTTAAACAACCCACACCTTCAAATGTATCTTCTATAAACATTTGTTGTGGATTTATAACATATGTATTATTTCTATCAAAAGCATATATTTTACCGTTAAATGATGCTAATGCTGTAGGTATATTAGGTAACACTAAAAAGTCATTTTTATAGTCAAATTGACTAAAATTACCTGGTTTAGATTTATATATGTATTTCTTAGTATCATCTTCTGCGTCTTTATGCCACGCAAGACCAACAAATAACTCATCATTAATTTGTGCACTTAAAGCGTAGTTTAAACTAAATGTTTCTCTTTCTTCATTAATACCTGTTAATGCTGCATAAGATGCAAATCTTTTACTATCTCTAAATGTAAATTTATTTACTCCATCTTCATTAATCCATACTTTACTATCTAATGGAACTTCTTTTACTAATCTATATAAATCACTATCTGTATTTTTTCTATAAACAACAATATGAGTAACTCTAGGATTAAAGGTAAAATTCTCATCTATATTTACAGTTACATCATGACTAGATCTATCTGCAGTCATTGTTTTATCATAAAAGAAACTACTTAATGGACTTTCTTGATAACCATCATATAATAAAGATACTTTATATTTAATATTTTGATTGTTAGTAAATTCTGTTTCTGTACCTTGCTCATTACTAAAAGTTAATAATGGATTATTTACTATATAAAGATTAGCGTCAAATGCTGAAAAAGATCCTGCTGTATAATCATAACCTTCTCCTGTTAGAGGTGCTACAAATTGTTTATTTACATTACTTATTTTAGCATTAGCAGATCCCCATACTGTGTGTGTATCTGCTGTTCCATCAGCTGCATCTTCATTAGGCGTTAAAGATACTGGTATAATTTTAGAATGTGTAGTGTATTCAGTAACGAACTCTTGATCTACTGTATGTAATAACCCTGCTATTTTACTAGAAAGATAGTTATTAAAACTTTGCCCAGAAGTATCATTATAAAATTTATCTTTATATGCAGATAACGAAGATGTAGGCTCTCCTCCTATAACACTAGTTGTAGAAACAAACAACTGATTATCTAAAGAAAAATTATCATTAGCTATAGGTTGTAAACTTCTAATTAAATCCAATGGTCCACCTTGAAATTCAAATGGTCTCATTTCTGCTGCATGATAAGCCATTGTTTCAAAACCTGGTGAATATCTATTTATATCATATGTTATTTGTGATTTAGAATCAGTTCCGCTATATCTATTAGTTACAACTCTAGAATCTGTTTGATTGTAATAATACTCATCTCCGCCACCTACTCCAGCAGTACTAGTATCACTTGTTATTGAGTATGCACTTTTAACAGATGTAATAATAATTTGATGATTAAATCTTTCCATATTATGATCAGTTGCATTACCGCTAGGAGTTACTTTTTCGTTTAAATCACTAGCATTTAAATGATTTAAATGACCATCTACACCTCTAATAAGTATTGTTTGTGCTGCTGATCCACTTGCACTAGCATATGGTCTAAATTGTTTTTGATTTCTACCCCAAACAAAACTTGTTCCACCTTCACTTTCTCCACTTGCTATATAACCAGCAGAAGATCTATACATAGTAGTAGTTCCTAATAAAGGTTCACCTGATAACCATTTTCTATCAATATATAAATAATCTCCAACTTGTCCTTGAACCATATTAGTATCAGAAGAATTAGAAAAAGGAACTATTGTAGGAACTAATTTAGTACCATCATATAAGCTGTATGTACCAGATGTATAATAAAGATTATGTTTATCAGTTGCAACTTCACCTGATCCTCTTGTAGATATGTGTGTACTAGTTGCAGTATTATAAATACATCTCTTTTTAAATTTACCACCATTATTGTAATGCCAAGGTATTTCATTATTAGTGTGTGCTGTAGAATTTGAAGTACTAGCATAATGCCCTGCAAATGTTCTTGTATCAGACTTTGCAGAACCAGTGTCTGTTATTTTAAACAATACAGGAGTATCATTAAATGTTCTAAATTGATTTTCACGAACTGAATGACTATTATCTCTTTCACTATCATTTAACATCCATGTATGACTAAAACCTTCTATAGCCATTTTACCATTAACTATAGCTGCAAAACATACTTGATGTTTATTAGCACCTTTATGCCATTTACTATTACTAAAAGACAAACTATCATTATAAGCTATAGCACTATAATCAGCAGGTATTTCTTCTAATGGTTTTACTGTGCTTAATGTATGAGAAAAAGGAGTAGTTAGCCTAGGCTGTCCTTCTATACTACCATCAAACCCTATATAATTACCTAATGCTGTATGACTATAATAACCTGTGCTTTCCCAAGATATACCACTTCCATCTCTTCTCATCACATAAATATTATTAGGACCATCGCCTTGATTAGCACTATAAGAAGAAGATTGTGGTAATATAGTATTAGATGCTTCACTATTACCTTTACCTAACATCATTGAACTTTTTTGTATGTAAAAATTACAATCTCCATTTTTCCAAAATCCTGTATCATCAGCTCCATGACTATTAGACATTATATTTTTTTCACACTCATCATAAGGAGGAGTACGATCATATACTACAGCAGTATTAGATTGTACTGTAGTTGGATAAAAATTATATAACATTAAATCCCATTTTTCATGTGCACTGCCATCTCTTCTTTTCCACAATACCCATACTTTACAAGAATAATATGGAAATGAATCTTGATCTCCAGTGCCTGTAGGATGTGTTCCTTGTGCTTTAAATTCGTTTAAACCTTCTACTTTAGTTATTACAGTATTACCTTGATAATTAGCATGTCCCTTACCATCTTTATTTATAAATCCTGTAATAATATTACCAGTGTCAAATCCATGATTTAGATTACTTGCATGCGATTGTATTTTAATAGTTTTATCTGCTGCGTAATCTTTTAAATCACCTGTTTGGTTAGTTTGTGCGTGATGATGCGTCATATTACCTGGATTATTACCTCCACCTGCAACATCTGTATCATCATCATAAACATATCTTTCTGCTACATTGTTTCTAACAGCTGTTGGTACTTTAGAAGTATCAGTTGCATTATTCCATGTTTCAACTATACCTGCAATATTAGAATTTACAGGTTCTCTAGACCAAGAATAAGACTCTACCCAAGCTCCGCTAGATTCTGTAATTGTTGTATCGGTATCTTCTAAACTATGATCTATATCTCTTATATATGAAGAATTAGAATATCCATATTCATTAAATCTTTTAGCCCCGTATATAGCACCATACCAATGTTTAAAATTACCATCAAAACTTGAGTCTTGACATCTTGATATATTAGAATAATCTAATATCATTTTAGCATCTAATTTTGGGCCTTTATAGGTATCACTATTATGCTGACTATGAAAATCTGTTAAGTTAATTCTATATAAATTACCATTACTTGTGCCTACCCAATACATCATATGCAATGGTCTACATCTTTGATCTGATACATGACCACTATCTATTGTACCATCACAATAGTATAAATAACTAGAATTAGTTACAGATGTACCAGAAGTTAAAGGACTTCTGCACTGTGCTATTGTAGTTATATCTTCGCCATCTATAAGTTCAGATAAATCAACAGAACTAATTCTATCTAATTCTGTACTAAAATCAGCAGTTCCAGGTGCAGTACTTATTTTATATATTTTAGATGTTCCTTCTACAATTGCCATCATAAATGCTGGCTCTGTTGTTCCAGTATTACCTAAATACTCTAGTACTTCACTTCCTGATGTATTATCTACTACCATAAATACATCTCCTGCTACTAAAGCAGCACTAGTAGGATCATACTTATAACCTTTTGCTCCCGCTAATTTACTATCACTTGTATCATTAGTATTTGAAATTTTAAAACACCAACCTATTTTAGGAACTTCATTAGCAACTTTACCACTATGATTTATATTTGCATTACCAGCTGCATATAATACTCCTGATTGAAAAGCAGTTTGTAAGTTTTCACCAGTATTTATAGTAACTTCTGCATGATAGCATTGCTGTTCATTAAACGCAGTATTATTATCGTGTATTTGTTGTGCAATAATATAATCGTAGTTATTAGGTGCTGCTGATTCATCTATAGAATCAAGTCTATCATTAACAATAAACCAACCTGTAATATCTTTATTTATTTGCACAGTATCTATATATCCAACCCACTTAGTAGAAAATATCTCTGAACTACCTAAGCCTATAAATAAATTTTTATTTCTTTGCTGTATTGTAGATTTATCATCATTTGTAATATTATCTGCAAATTCTGTTATTACATTTTCACCATTAGTATTATATATATCATCCCACTTAAATATTTTATCACTACTATAATCTATACCAAACAAAGTATAAACTTGTTTGTCCATATTAACAGTAGCCATATCATCAGAACTAAAAACTGAACCTTTTCCATCTACTGTTGTTGTAAGTGTTATAGTAGAAGAATTTATTTCAATAAATGTAGCATCTTGTAAAGGAGTAACATTATCATCATTTGTAGATATATGAACTAAATCTACATCTACATTTACTGATGGACTAACTGTTACTGTATCTGTACTAACACTAGAAGATAAACCATCTTGTGCATTTATTGCTGTATTTAAAGCTGTAGCTATTTGATTTACTGTACTTGCATTTGATAAAGCAACTTCTACTGAAGTATAACCATCAAGAGCAGGATCTGTGCCTGCTCCAGATTGTGTAAAATAAAATGCATATTTTTTTTCTTCATAACTAGAATTAAATGTAACTATTTCTATTCTAGCTCCTGAGTATACTTGTTTGGCTAAACTGACATCTTTTCTTAATACATAAGTTGCAAGAGGACTTCCTGAAATTGAACCAGTTATATCTGCATGTATAAAATCAACTGTAAAATGATTAGAATCTAAAACTTCAAGAACTCTTAAAAATCCATTTAATTCTGTAGTACCAGAAGTAGCAGTAAAATCTATTATATCATTTGCACTTAAACCATGACCAGTAGCTGCTAACTTTGTATAACCATCTGTATGTGCTGCATAGCCTGTAACGTCTACTGTATTAAGACCTGACTCAGTATTAGGATTTAAAACAGATCTTAATATTTTTAATGTTTGTGTTGTTTTAGCAGGAGTAGTAAATCCTACTCCACTACTTAATACTTGGTCATCATTTATTGCTTGCAGTGTACCATCTTCTGCAATAACGTTTATATTCTGTGAATATGCTGCTGCATCATTAGGAATATCAGTTTCAGAAGGTGATCCTACAAGTCCAGATGTAAATGTTGATATTTCAAAACTATTTTTAGCCAACTATAACTTCTCCCCATAATGTTGTTTTACCTTTTATAATCTCAACAACTTCTACATTAAAATTACCATTTTTAAAAAAATCTACTATAGCAAATGCATGATTCCAGTTTGTTAATCTACCACATAACCAATCTTCATCTATTTGTATATTTTTTAAACAACCTAAACTCCATGCACTAATAGTGCCACCTTTACGTGTTTTAGTAAATCTTTGTAAGTCATGTGTATGTCCATACATAATACTTTCTCCATAAACATCTATATGCTGAAAAGAATGATACTTTCCTGTAAACTTACCATGTGTAAAATTTAGTTTGCCTATTTTCAAATTTTCTTTCTTGTTGTAAGGATAATATTTATATCCTCGTTCTTCTAGCTTCAAAGCATTATATGTTTTATAATGACTCAAGTAAGGGTATCTTGTAACAAACTTATCTAGCCATACTTCATGATTGCCTTGTACAAAATGTCTTTTTTTACAATCTGTTTTGTTTAAAGCTTTATCAATCTGATCCATACCTTTATTAACTGCTTTAACATCTTTGTCTAATAATGGTATTAAATCTTCCATTGGTTTAGCATTTCTGCCTTTCCAATAGTGTGTGCTAAAATGTTCCCATTCACCAGTATCTCCTAAATCTACATACTCATCAGGGTTAACAATCTTTATAGCCTTACAAACTACGTTTATAGCTTTTTGATCGTGTACTGGAAAATGCTTATCAGGTGTAACTAATACTCTTTTATCTAATTGCATGTTGAGTCTGATTCCCAGTAATTATCTGGTATATAAATATATCCATACGTCATCTTAATTCAAAGTGTGGAAAATCATCAAATTTGTTATCATCAACTTCAAAGTTCATATTCCAATCTCCTCCCCAACGAAGAGTAATACCCATCCCACGTGCCAACCCAATGACAAACCCACTAAATAAGTGGAAACGTTCTCTATCATTCCAGTCAATAGGGTAAGGCACGACATCAACAGCCCTACTAGGCTTAGAATTATGCCTACCTTTAGGGTAGTGTACTTTAGTTTTACCTTCTGAGAATAATTGTTCTTGTCTTTCTTCACTTCTGTGTCCTTCCAACACAGAACAATCTACATATTTTATAACTTCATTAAATACCTTTTGAAGATCTTCATGGCATGTAGATAAGTTCTTTTTACTTTTTTTACTGAATCTAGCCATTATTTTTTCTTTTTAATTGTTTTTATTTTACCGTTATGAGTTCTAGCGTATTTGTGTGTTTTAGTTTCTCTAATAAGAGTTCCACTATATCGCTTTCCTCCCCACATCCAACTTACTTTTTTAGCCATTATAGACTCCTACTTTTTTTTCTTTTTATTTCTAGCACTAATAGCTTTAGCCTTTTTTCTAGCGTCTGCTTTTGATGATGCACCCCAAGCTTTTAATGATAAAAGCAACCTAGTAGGTTTACCTTTACTATCTCTTTCTGGGCCTTTCATATTTCCCATTCTTGCTAAGAAACTAGCTCTTCTAGGATTATCACCTTTTTTTACAGGAGCTTTTAAATTGCTACCTTGTTTTTTAGCAGATGCTCTACCTTTAGCGTTTAAACCACCTTTAGGATTTTTACCTGCTATTCTTTGCCACGCTGGTGTTTTATACTTTGACATTACTTCTTTTTACCTTTTTTCATAACTTTCTTCATAGGTTTTTTCATTTTAGATTTTTTTGACGGTCTTCCTACTTTTTTACCGTATGTACCTTTTCCGTATGGCATAACTTCTCCTTTACTTTTTTCTTATTTTTTCAACAATAGGTTTTAAAACCATATCCCAAACTAAATCATCTTTTGTAGATGGTGATAACTTTATACCTTTTTCTAACACATATAAAGCTAATAACATCCATTCCCAGTTTGATGTAATAAATGATAACATTATTTTCTCCTAGATTTTTTTTTAGTTTTTACTCGTTTTGCTTTGCATCCACATTCTGTGCATACAAATTCTGCTGGTTTATGAGCCAATTTTTCTAATTTTTTTATACGCCTATCATGATCTTGTATCTTTTTAAGTTCACGTTTATCCATTACTTTTTTAATAACAGTATCGGCTAATTTTTTTAGTATCATTGCTTGTATCATTTACTTCTCTTCTTCTATTAAAGTTTCTATTAATTCTAAAGCACCTTGCACTTTTAAATGTAATGCTTCTGCTTGTTTTAATTGTTTTTGCAATTTCTCTTTTTTGTCTATTAACTTTTTTAATTTCTTAGATGTTGGTTTCATTTATGCTCCTATTAATTAAAAGTTTATTCCAAAAAATGTTGCGTTATCTGTAGCAGCTGCTGCTGCTCCATATGTTAATTCTAATCTAGGCTGGTGGGTTGTATCTGTAGTATATTCTGTTGTACGAAGTCTAACACCTTCATACTTTCCAAAAAATCCAGTTCCTGCTGCACTTCCAAGTCCTCCTGAAGATGTATTATATAAAAAATCATCTTGACAAAGAAGTAGTATAAGTAATTTTCCACCGCTTCCTATTTCACTATTTATATCAGATATGCATGTAGAATTTAAATTAAAAGTAATAGTTGCATCTGCTGCTTCATTAGCAGTTCCATATACTGTAACTTCTCCATCATAACTACCACTTGATACATATCCATCTAATGCTGAATAGGTTTGTGAATCAAAACTAGTGCCTGAATCATTACATTTACAAACATATATGCTATTACTAGTATTTGCTGTTACTGTAGCAAAACCTCCTAAATTTGCCATACTTCTTACAACTAAATTAGCACTCGCTACAGTATTTCCAGATATACTGTCTCCACTATCATCATTTCCGCTAAAATCAAAAGCAATTGCTGCTCTAGCAAGATATCCAGTACTAAGTCCAAATCCAATTATTCCATGACTAACATTCATATATGTTTGATTATTAATTGCAGAACTTGCAGAAGCAGCGTCTCTAATTGCAGAAAATCCACTTGAAAGAGCACCTGTTTTAGATAAAGCCATATCATTAAAACCAGAAGGTGTTTTTATTGCAGTTAAATTAGGCATTAAAAACTCCAGTCTGTTTCATCTGGATAAAATTTTTTAAATTGATCTTTTATTATGTTTACATCTATTTCCATATCTTTACTTAAACTATCAAAAAAATCTTCCATAGTTCTATTTTTTTCATTTCCAAAATAATTTGCTATAGTATTTGTTTCTATATTATTCATTAAAAGTTTAAACTTGCTACTCCATAGCATATTTCGTTATCTGCATCCCAATAAAAACTTAATATGTCAGTTTTGTTTGCACCAGTTGTTAAAGTAGGATTACTGCCACCTGCAAATAATACTGTAGCATTTCCACTAGCCGCACTACCTGAATTGTCAAACACTTTATAGTTTGTTACTAATCTACTACCAGTACCATCTTGTTTAAGTATTAATACAAAGTTACCTGACACAGCAGGCATATTTAAATTTAAATCTGTTATATTTCCAGTTGGTACTAAATATGCTTTATTACCATCTGATTTAAAATTAACTTCAGTATCAGCAGAATTATAAGTAACTGTAATTTGGTCAAAACCTACAGCATCATCAAATGTTGTTACTCCTGTAAATGTTTTGTTTCCTGCAATAGATTGGTCACTGGTTGTCAATACTGCTCCTGTTACGTCAATTACAACTTTATCTGTAGCTCCTACACTAGTACTTATATTATTTCCGCCTTCAATTGTTAATGTATTTCCATGAGCAATTGTTTGTGGTGTACCACCATCAGCACCTAGTGTAAAAGTTGTAAGTTGATTGGTATTAGTTACGCCATTTGTAATAGTCAAAGTGTCTCCTGAAATTGCAGTAGTTATTCCAGTACCACCAGCTATTGTTAAAGTTTCTCCTGGCTCAATGTTTACTGAACCCGAATCTGAATCTACGTCAAAATCATTTGGTGGTAAATTACCAAAAGTTCCATTATGTTTTAAAAATTGTCCAGATGAACCTGCCGCTGGCACTAATGCGCTATTACCTGTACCTATATCAGATTTTATCTCAGCAAGTGTTCTACCTTCTAATCCATTAGCTGTAAATCTAGCATAGTCATCATCTGCAACATCTGCTGCATCTATTTTAACTGCATTAGTATTACTAATACCAAATGTCAAAGCATTTTGTTTAGCATTCCATGTAGATGCAGAAGATATATAGCCATCTGCTATAGCAGTTCCATTCCATGTACCTGCTGATATAGTTCCTGCATTTGTAATACCATTATCAAAAGTAATAGCATTTGTTATATTGCCACCAGATATTGTAAGATCACCTGCTAAAGTTATATTTTGATCTGTATCTAAAGTTAATGTTGTGTTTCCTGATTCATCATATAGTACTGTAGAGCCACTATCTGTAAAAGATAACCTAGTATGATTAGATGCATCTTTTAATATAGCTCCTGCATCTGTATATACAGAAGGTACAAAATGTTGAATTTGATTATCAAGAATACTAAATCTATTTGAATTATTAGTATAAAAATCTATTGAATTTCCACTAGCTTTTATATAATCGTTATCACTTGAATTACCTATATATATTTTTTTACTATCTGCTAAATATATATCTCCAGTTGTAGTTAAATCACCTAAAGCAGTTATATTCCCTGTTGATAAAAAACTAGTTCCTAAATTAAATAAAGATGCAGTTAATTCTATTGTATTAGAAGTTTCAAAATCACTACCTATGTTGATAGCAAAACAATCTTGACTATCATCAATCCCCATAATAATTTTAGATGTACTATGACCAAATATAATTTTTCTATCTGTACCATCTGCATCTGATCCTATAGTAATATCGCCAGATGTACTTAAGCTTGATAATGTTCCTAACGAAGTTATATTATTTTGTGAAGATGTTGTTAGTGTACCAGATATATTTCCATTTATAGTAAGTGTATTATCTGCTAATGACAATAAATCTGTATCACTTGTAAGGCCAATAGTATTGCCTGTAATTCTAACTGTCCCTATAGTTGTCGAACTAATACCTGTTGAGGTACTTAAATCTGAATCATCTCTATTCCACGTTGTCATATAATTCCTTACATATCATGTTGCATTACATTAAAACCTGTATCTAGCATTCTTGAATTAGCATATTTTTTAGCTTCCATTAAATGTGTCATATATACTTTACTCCAATAGTCTGCTAATGGTACACCTTCTACATTTTTTCTATATAAATATTCTATAACTTTAGCAACCAAAGCATCATGAAACTGCTCTGGTAAATTAGAAAACTCTGCTAAGTTTATAGAACTACCAGTACTAAATTTAGTTAATTCAGTACCACTACCGTTATCTACAGTAGCTATTTCCTTACCGTAAACTCTAATTGTATGTCCTGCTATAGATGGTGGTGAAACTTCTGATCCATAATTAGAAGATATACCTATTGCTAGTTTACCACGTTCTATCCACCATACATATCCACTTGAGTGTAAATTTGACATTATTATACTCCCCTTCCATATTGCATTTCTTTTAAAGCTTGATGCATTTTATCTGGACTAGGAGCTCCTTTTTTTTGAGATGCTTTTTCTAACATTCCAACATAATCATTAAGATATTTTTCAGTATCATTCTTACCATAACCACCATGTAGACTCATAGCTCCAAAAATAGCTTTTAGCATGTGAATATCAACTTCAGGATCCCAAGGACTATTTAACCATTGTTTATGTTCTTTAGAGTTAAGAAATCCTTGTAAATCAGGTTTTTGTTTTGTTCCATATCCAAATCTATCTTTATCCATTATGTTAGGTCCTCATCCTCTTTCTTTGGTTTTACTGCTAATCTATTAGATCTTTCACCTTTTATATATACACTATCTATTGATGTAATAGCAGCAGGTAATGTATAATATGTTTTATCTTTTACTGTACCTCCTGATACTGTATAAGAACTATCAGATATTCTTGATTGTAAACTAAATTCTCTGTTTGCCCGATTTAATAATTGTATAATTCTTTGATCTGATACTTCAGGATGCTGTTCTTTAATTTGTTCTATCATTTGTTTTAAAGTCATTATTGTACTGTGCCTCCTGTTGAAAACATTTCTTCATATTCTGCTTTTAGTGAATTTGCTCTAGCAGTCATTAATTGTGTTAATTCTGCATCTTCATCATCTTCCATATAATTATGTGCTAATGCTTGTGCTATTTTATAAGCAGCATATTTTAAAACATAATCATAATACTCACGAGGAAACTTATCAATTGAAGAAGTACCATCATAAGATGTTACAGAATATGTTGGTACAAATAAATAATATAAAGGATTAGATCCATCTGGTGCTGGCTTTACAGTCATGTATTGCTCTTGCAAATAATAAACAGGATCGTTAGCAGATGCATAATGCATAGAGTCAGTATCAGTATATTTATTTGCTAATGTTGGAGTTACTCGCAAAGCTGTAATTCCATTTCTTTGTACATGTATAAGCTCATGAACTTCATCTATATCTATTGCAGTTCCATTTGTTATAGCAGGATCTGACCATATACCAAATTTTTGTGCAGAATCAGATCCTTCAAATGATTTAATCTTTTTGTACACATCATAGCAACCATCAACAATATACTGCTGTGCTTCTGCATCAGTATATCCATCTGTTGTACTTATATAAAATCCAATTTTTGTTTTAAAATTCATAGTTTCCTTTGTTACGGATTTGGAGCAAGTCCTTTATACGACCTGCTCCTAGTTCCGTTAAACTAATTACCCAGCACTCGATGCTGCATTGTCAGCTACTGCAAACATAGTAACATAATAATTAGTTCCATCGCAGAATATATCTACTCTTTCACCAACTACTGCATTACTAGCTACAAAAGTAACTTTGTCAGCTGCATCAATAACTACATTAGTATCTCCACATTCTACACCTACCATAACATCAGTTGTTCCTCCAATAATATCGAAGTCATTACTGCCTGCTGTGCCAAGTAAAAATGTGCCTACCCAACCTTTTGCATCAGCAACTTCAGGTAATGTTATATCATATGCACCTGCTTGAGAGCATATAAATAATTTACCAGAGTCTGCCATGTATAAAGATTGTGTAGAATCCAATACTTTTATAGCTCCGTTTGTTCCATGTAAATAAGGTTTAGCCATTCTTTAGCTCCTTTCTTACGATGTAATTTTCATTAATGCATGAGAATTAATGTTTGTAATACCTATTCCTTCATCAGACATGTACTGATCTTTAACACCATCATACGCATTATCAGTTTTGATATTTGTTTGATACATTGGTGCTCTGTACTGTGAATGGAATAAATTATCATCATCAACTACAAGCATGTATTTGTTGTAAGGTCCTCTTAATGCAGGAGTAGGAATTAACTGTAACATTCCATGAGGTGTTTCAAGAGTTCTGTAATTAAACCCTAAACCATCTCTTTTCATATCACCAAGACTTACAGTCCATCCGTTACTTCCAGCAAAACCAGAGTTACCAGCCATTTTGGACCAATGTCCTAATGCACCAGCACCAACAAATGCTTTTTTAACACCTGAAGTTGGAACATATTGAAAGATTTTTTCCATATCATCAACAAAGTTACTATATGTATAACTTGCTTCTGAACATGTAAATATGTTTTGATAATCAGAAGTTGCTGTATCTTCACCATAAGCTTCAATAGCTGAAATAATACCATAAGTAGTTCTTATTTTACCTGCTCCTGAACCTCCTGGAGAAGCTATTGAACCTACTGCTGGACCATTAATACCACCATCTGCCATAACTCCTTCAGAAGGGTTAGTATCATTATATCCATCTGCAAAAGCAGAATCACCTAATCCAGTACCACCAACACGTTTACCAAATAAGAAAGCTCTTTCTTTTTGAATTTTATGTTCTTGTGATTTTTGCATTCTTAATCTAGCTAATTCAGATGATTCACCTCTTAAAGCTGCTTCTAACAATGTACCAGTAATTTCAAGAGGATTCTTAAAAATCTGACAAGAGTTATAAACTACTTTAAGTTCATCTGACCATGCTTCAGGTGAATAACCACCTTCACCATGTGCATTACCAATAACATGAAACACATCATTATCTGCAATATCTAAATCTGCATTTAATGGAGTTACTTGTATTGTATTTGAATCAGTTACAGTTGTTACTATTGCAACGCCTTTTTTAGTCGTTTCAGTAGAATCCCAACACTCAACTTCTAAACCAAGCCATGATGGATCACATGCAGGTAATCCTACAATATTATCAACATCAAAGTCAACAGTTTCTGTGTTAGCACCAGGTGCTGCTGGATTTGAAGCTGCGAAAAAGCTTTGCTTAATCCAAGGTTGTCTGTGTTCGAACATTTTAAAAACGGGATCTGGTACGTCTCTTGTTTCTTTATTAGCTATAACAGTTGTAAACGGTGTTACGTCCGTCCACAATTCCTTTACAACTTGAGGATCGATGTAAAAATTACGTCTATCCGTAAAGAGAACTCCAGATGCCGATAGGTCTTTTGCTGCCATCTTTTATTTCCTTTAAGTTACCCTTTCCTCAACTGCATATATGCCTTTGGTCAGGGATAGATTGTTTATTATTTTTTCCATGATAGCATACTTTGGTTAAACAGCTGTTCATCAGTTAAAGGTGCTTGAGAAGTTCCACTTGTTACTGCTGTAGATTGAGGCACTTTCATTCTCTCTTCTCTTTGTTGATACTCTGCAACTTTTTGTTGATTTTGAACTTGCTGTCTAGATGGTGAATTATTTAATTCATAGACTCTAAATAAAGTTTCAAAAGTAACATTATTAGGGTTTTGCAACCAATTTATAGCATCATTTACTTTATTAGCATCCCAACCTAAAGTTTGAGTAGCATAACTTACTGCTTGATTTTGAGCTTGTTGCTCTCTTTGCAATTCGTAAGCCATAGCTTGCTGCTCTTGTCTATATTGGTCAACTTTGCCATAATAATCTAACATGTCATCTCTATATTTATCAACAGATAATCTATATTTAAATGATTCACTTTCTGGATCATTGTATGCGTCTACCTCGCTGTAAGAATGTGGTTTTTCAGGACGACTTGGAGCCTGCAATGAATTCTGCTGTGCAGGTGGTTCATTGGAAGGCGATTGCTGTTGTAAATTTTGCAAGATCTGAGGGTTTTGTTGTATAGCGTTTGCAACAGGTCCCATCATTTGTTTGTACTCTTCAAACTCTTGACTAATTTTGTTTAGCTCGCCTTGTGTCTTGTCGGCTCTGGATTGCCAAAATTCATAACGATCGGTATTTTGTTTTTGCTCAGTTGGGACAGCATCAGCATTATTTGCTAATTGTCCTGTAGAAGTTTCAGCTGTTGGATTAATCATATCTCCAGTAACACTTAACTTAGGATTTTCAGGAGTTATTCCTGCTTGTCCTATAGGTGCTTTTGCTGGATCTGTAGTTTCCATTACTGCCTCTTCTGTTGGTATTACGTTTTCCATCATTTCTCCTAGTTTGTCATTATCAGCAACTATTCATCATCGATGCCTAACAATTCTTCATTCATAACTCGTTGTGGACTGTCGACTTCTTTTACAATAATGTCAACTTCATCTTTAATTTGTTTTAAATGATCGTTAGTTCGATTCTTATACAATTGAGATGCTGCTTGCATTTGAGCTTCCATCTTTGCAAGCTTTACCTCAAAATCTTTTAACTCAACACGTTTTCTATCATGTAATGATTCACGCTGTGCAGTTTGCAAGTCACCCTTAAGTTTTTTAATTTCTTGTTGTGCACTTTGTACTGCTCCTTGTAGTTTTTTCATTTGTCCAGCTCTTTCTAATACGCCTTCCATATCTGCTACATCAGTTTGAGATAGCAGTTCTTCTTGATCAATAACTCCAAGTGAGTATAATTCTTTATAATATTCAAATCTAGACCATCTGTTTGATGGTAATGTAGAACCAGATACAACCTGCACGTCATAACGACCTACAGTTATATCATTAATTCTACCTAATATTGCATTTGAAAAATCATCAAATACCATTTGATTAACCTTAACATTCTTAGGACTTTTGTTAGGTTGTATAATTCTAAATGTTTTTTCTTCTGTATAAATCCATTGAATCATTTCTATAACCAACATACCTAGTTGATTTAACATAGACTCAATATCATCTTTTTTAGATCTAATTCTTCTTTGTCCAAACTCATCAAGTGCTATAGTACCTTTATATGTTTGTGGTGCAGCACCTTGATCGCCTTGCATTAGTGCATATATACCTAATATTTTTTCTATATCTGCTTTAGCTTCCCTTTCATTATTATATAATTCATTAGGTAATGGAACAGGACCAGCTACTATAGGTTGTCCTAACTCAGGATCAAATTCTATTACAGCAGTACCTGCCTTACCCCATTCTTGTTCTAGATGTTTTTTATCCATAGAACCTCTAGGTATTAATAGTTTTACATTTGTAGAACTAGAAGCATGTGCAATAATTAAACTTCTAATTTTATTAACATATTCTTGTAAGCCTTTAACTAATCTAACATCACTAACAGGAAATGGATTTCTGTCATGATGATTCATTAAAGTTACTAAGGGATACATAGAAATAGGTTTCATATAATCTACAATTAACTCTTCTCCAACAGATATAATACATCTAACTCTATCGCACTTAATTTGTGTGATTTGTATCATATTATCTTGTACTAAATCATTAATAGTTATTGGAGTAAGTGTTGTTGTAGAATTTGGTATTGATCCAGCTTTTTCTTCACCTGGCAATTGAACTACTTGCTGGGTAGCAGGATCTAAATATTCATGATACATGCCATTAAATTTTTCATATACTTGTTGTGCTCTTTGGACTTCCTCCTTACTAGTAACATAAATAGGATCTGTATTTCTTTTGTGTATAATAAAAGCAGGATTCTTTAAATATTCTTTAAATTGTTCTTCGCTATAAACATACTCTCTACCACTATATGGATCGAATATTCTAACCATAGGCATTTTAACTTTAGTAAATCTTTCAAGTACTTCAAGTTCTCTATCATCATCAAGAGCACTTACAGTTGCACCTTTATTGTAAGGTCCTACTTGTTGATTAAATTCTGAATTATCTCTTGATGTAGGATAATTACTTAGTATACTTGTTTGTTTTGCATTTTTAATTTGATCTGCATATTCAGGATACTTAAGTAATAATTGAGACTCCATAGTCTTTTTAGCAATAATTATATGATTAGCATCTTGACAGAAAGGATCTCTAGATGCAGGATCAATATATACATCCATTGGGTCTACAGATTTAAGACAAACTTCTCCTTTTCCAAAATCTGCATTCATATCTGGATATACCATTATGCATCCCATGCCTTTTACATAATAATCATCAATAGCTTGTTTTAGTACTGTATTGCCACTTGACAAATCCCATATATAATCCATTAAATCAGATAATACTCTACCTGTTTTAACATCACTATCTTCTCTTCCTGTTGCCTGGAATCTTGGTTTGTTTGTAGTAAGAAGGGCTTTTGCCTGTTCTACAGCACTGTGTATTACGTTTACAACTACAGGTGCTTGGTTTCTAGATTTTAAAGTTTCTGCTTGAGTTTTAGTCCACTGGACACCAGCTCTAAATTCACTATCTTCAGCTGCTTGTTTTGCCCAGTTAGCTCTTGCTCCAGAATAATCACGTAAAAGATCTTCTGTGAGTTTCACTTCTTTATTGGTTTCTGGCATATTTATTTATTAATTAGCTAATTAAAATTGCTATTAATATAAATAGGCGTTACACTGTCATCCAAGAGTCATTTTGAAATTTGTTATAAAAACTCTCATTTTTATCAGATTCTCTGTCTGAATCTTTATGAAAAGGAGGATATATACCCTTATTAGCATAAAACATACCATCCAGCAAATCGTCATGTTTTCCTCTAGGATAGAGAAGTAGTTCATCTCTTAGTTCTGTCATGTTTTTACTAATATATACTTTTCCTTGTGCAAAGTATGGTTGCAGTGTTTCTAGTCTTGATGACTTAGAATTACGTGGTCTTTCTTTTATTTCCAATCCTGATATAAATAATTTTTCTTCTTCGCATCTTTTCTTTACATACTCTCTTAACATCTCTTGATAACCTACTGACTCTATTCTAGTCTTTACAGGTTTATATATTTTAAATTGATTTATTATTGATTCTGCTAAATTCATGGGAGTTGCCCTTTGTCTATAATAAGGAAGAACGAAGCGATTACCATCTTTGTCAATTGCTATACTTACGACTGTGCTGTAATCTGCGGTTTTAGCTGTAGATGACGCAGGATCTACTCCCATGAATATATTTACTGCCCTGACTTCTTTGCCTTTATTTCCTTCAAAATCTGTTAACTCTATATATGCTTTGTTATCTTCGTTTATAATTTTACCTTCATAATACTTAATATATTCTTCCTTAAACAATTGATCTTCATCACCAACTATTTCACATAAGTATTCTCTATAAAATACACTAACACGACCAATAGATTCTAGTTCTTCTTTCTTTTGTTTTAGTTTTTCTACTGGCTGCCATTCTTCCCACAATGCTTCATTCTTATCTAAATTAGGTTTAAATAAAAAGTTTAACCAACCTTTCATATCCTTTAATGTTTCTACCATGCATCTTTGATGTATTGGTGTACCGATAATTGCAATTCTACCTTTTATTGGATCTAATGATGGTATAGCTGATTGCAATAACCATCTTAGATTACTCTCCATAGCCTCTGATGTTTTAGTATTATTCTCATCTTCTGGATCATCTACAATAATTAATGTAGGTCTTTGATTACCATGCTTAATACCACGTAACTGCTGTCCAGTACCTTTGCATATAATCATAGTACCATCTTTTAGTTGCACTTCTGTCTTAGCCCAAGATCTTGCAGAGTTCATTCCCCAATATCCAAACATTTGTCTAAATGTACTAGAAAAGTCTAATACATCTTTTATAGTACCAAGTAGTTTAACTGCATGGTCTTGTGTTCTAGATACTAGCACTATAAGCTTTGGACCTTCATCAAACATTATATGCCATAATGGAAATACACCACCTACTATAGATGACTTAGCATGACCTCTAGGTGCTATAATATTTATCTGTTTATTATCTGGATTAAGCAATGAGTCTGCAATAGTATAATGAAACTTAGGTGATGCAGCAGAAAACATATTAGGCATAGCAATCTTGCCAAATAATATCATATTTTCTTTTAATTTATTGAGTATCGTCTCTTTCTTCAACTTTTCTTTCTACTTTTAACTTTTTTTCTTCTGATTCTATAGCATCTATAATTTTATTACTCATATCTATTTCCATAGTGTCTGTAGTTACTACTTTACCAGGCTTCATACTTAATAAATCCATAAAGTTATCTGCAACACGTAGCATATTAGACACATCACCCTTTGCTCTAGCAATATCTACTGCTTCTAACTGCAAATCAAGCACTTGTTCTTGTGTAATGCCTTTATCTATTAGAATTTCTTTTAGTTTCTTTTCTACCATGTCAACTATCCTCTGTTTTTTAAATAATCTTCGCACTGTTGCTTCAGGGCACTCTTGATCTGGCCTATATATCTTGCCAATCATTTCCCAATCAGGCTTATTGCCTTGTATTACATCACTTACATATGCATTTACTGCATTCTTAGCTCTTGTAGTCCTAGCTTCTTTATCTTCCCACCTGCTAGGCTTAACATGTGAGTATACTCCAGCTTCTTTATTAGGTTCATATAAGAATTGACCTTTATTTGTTACCCATTGTACACCATGTGCACACTTAACAAACGTTTTAGTCCTACCTTTTTTATCTGTATACACTTTTCTAGATATACAATCACTTATATAACCATCATCTGACAATGCTAGATCTCCTTCATCTGCATGTCTCCACTCTATATAAGCATATCCTTTGGCATCTGCTTCAGATTTAGTGTAAACGTTATAATCTCTTACCTTCCCAGCTATTCTTCTTTTAATAGTGTCCACTTATTCCTCCAAATTTGTATAACACGTTAACTCCTACTACTCTTACAAACGTAATGCTCAAACATTACGTTTGTAGTAAGTATACGTGTATACTACTTTCCACGTATACTCCTATATACGTATACTCTTACTTTAATCCGTACTCTCCTCATAGTCTGTATCACATATTTTATCTAACTTTTGTTTGATCATACGCCTTGCTATTTGCTTTTCAGCTTCTATCATAGCTAAATAGTCAGCAAAGTCCATATCTTTAGTCTCATCACTTTCAAACTTGCCAGTTAAAATATTAAAAATAGCGTATTTTTTCTTTTTACTCATAAAATAATATACAAAAGGAGAGTGCTACTTTCAAAACTTATTTTAGAATGAGTGTGGAAGGGTTTCAGTTACACGTACCCCCTACGTTCTAGGGTTGGTTGGTTCGATTAGGTTGAGTTGGTTACGTTAGTTCTATTCAACCTAACCTCACACACCAACCATCAGTACGTTATCTGTACGCTTAACACCAAACACACACGCACATACTAATCTAAATCCTTACATTGATTTGTGAGTGCTCTTTATTTATGTATTGTTAACAATAATAAATTAGAGGAATATGTTATGAAGAAATTCAGGTTAGAATCAATTGCATACAAGTTAGGTAGATTATCTACTAAATCACCTAAACTATCATTAAAACCTATCAAGACTGCATACAAAGCATTCAAAGCAGGCAGAGATGATGCAAAGATTAAAGTAACTATACATTAGTAGAGAAAGAGTACACGTTCATTCGTGTGCTCTTTTTTTATGTATAATATTCATTATATTCCACGATGTCTTATCAGCATCGTTTCCCCTACATCTTCATATAAAAGCCTGTAAGTTTCTACGCTTACAGGCTTCCTCTTTTTTTATGTATTGTTAATAACGGAGGTATATATGCAAAGTTTAAATAAACTAATAAAGAAACACACAAATAACATACTATCATGGAAAGAATGTATGTATTGTAATTATATGTGTAGTAATGAAAAATCTACAATTGATTGTAAAAACAATGTAGTTTGTAATGATTGCGTAGAAAGTCATTATAGATCTATTCAATAGTTAATAAAAATATAACCTGTAAGTCTCCCGTCAGTATGAAATAGGACTACCGAGCATGGTTATATTCTTTATTTTTGGAAAAAGATATTATTAAAAAACGAGTTTTGTATCATATACGTTCTCTTTTTTTATGTTATGTTAGTTAATTAATCGCTTATTATAAGCAGAAAGGATATTCAAATGGATATCAAAGTTACATGTTGGGAACAAGTAAAAGATTCTGATAACACAAAACATACTACACTTAATGAAAATGTAGATTTTGTATCAGTAGGTATTACAGAAAACAATCTATCTTTAACAGAAGAGCCACATCCAAAGTGTCTTGATGTATTAAAAGAAATGATTAAATTCAAAGGTAATATCAGATTATCAGCATCAGGTAATTCTTACAATATTTGGCGTGATGAACTAAATAAAGACGCAGATATGGTAACAATTAGCCTACCATCAACGAACTAATCGTTATAAACGAGAGAGCCCTCACGGGCTCTCTTTTTTTTTGTTACTACTTAACATATACGAGGAAAAAAAATGAAAATTGAACATGAAAAAATATTACTAGAAATAAAAAATTTAAATCAAACTATAAGAGAATATCCTAGTGATTATGATGTTGAAAGAGATACTATTCCACAACTTAAAATAACACAACTAGAGTCAAAAATTTATGAATCAGAGATTGTTATAAATGAATATAGAAATGATCTTAGTATAGCATTAAATAAAATTAAAGACCTGAATAGAAAAATAGAATTTCTAGAAGAAAAATATCTTAAACTGAAGGAGCAAAATGGCAAACGCAAAAACTAAATTAGATGTATGGAATATAGATTACATAGATGAAGATAAGTGGGAAGAAGTTCCTACTGAAGATCTATGGATGGATGGAGAGTTAAACTCTAACCAAGTAATGCATGTAATGTATATAAAAGTGATACAAGAAGGTGATTGGAAATTAATAAGGAGAAAAGATGAGTAAAGAACGTAAAATAGAAAACAGGTGGACTGAAATAGCGGAAAAACGTGTACTTGGCAAACAAATAGTAGCAGTTGAATATATGTCTGATCAAGAAGCAGATTATATGGGATGGCATAACAGACCAGTAGCATTTAAATTAAATGATGGTAGTTGGCTGTATTCGCAATGTGATGATGAAGGAAACGATGGCGGTGCTATGCATTATGCAAATCAAGAAGAAAGTGAAACATTTCCTGTATTATCTATAGGAGATTAAATAAAAAAGGGAGATTAATTTCTCCTTTTTTTTGTTACTTTGTTGTAAATTATAACCCTTATAAGGAGAGGATATGAGTCAAATAAAAAATAAAATACAAGACTTTTTAGATAATGGAGGTCGTGATTTAGAATACGATGAAATTGTACTTCCAAGTCTTGAAGATATGGATCAAGTACTAAAAGAAAAAATACCAGTATGGGATTATTTCGGTAAAAGTATAAAAGAATATTACGGAGGTGTAGATGAATAAACTTACTGTAATATCAATATTATCAAAAATATTTGCACATACTACTTGGGCTGTATCAAATCTATACAAAACTGTAAAACATGTAAGTAAACAGGCTGTATATTCATTTGATAGAAAAAGTAGATATGATGTCGAAATATTCAAAGGCAATGAGCAAATAGACAAGAAAGAAAAAATAACGCATCAGCAATTAATTGATGTAGTTAATACATTGTCAGTATTCCCAAGTTTATCTTTAATTGTGTATAAATCTGATAAAAAGAGTAAGCCAATTGTTATTGACTTATAAACATTTTGTAGGGGATACAAAAGGATGGGTAGAAGTCAAGAAATCAGAACTTGCAAGGTTAGGATTACTTGACTCTATCTCATCTGCATCGTACGAAAAAGATAATTATATATACCTAGACGAAGACATTGATTTCTCTTTTTTTTTGTTATCTATTGGTAGCGAAATAGAATTAATAGAAATATCAGTTAATGATAATTATTTCTGTAATTATAAAAAATATAGAGGAGACAATTAATGAATCATTTAACAGTAGCAGTATTTAGAACAATTTGTGGAGTAGAAGATAATCCTTATGACGAGATAAGGCTTATGAACAAATATGAACTAAAATCATTTATTAGAGATAATAGATCTATACAAAAAACTATTATGTCAGGTAGATATAACGAAGAACAAAGAATATTGTCATCTAAAGTTATATATGCCAAAAATAGATTAAGATTAATGTAAAGACCTGGCTGGTATACCCTGGGCAGAACACTCAAAGCTATAGCGGTGCTTATGCAATGTATACCAACAATTATAAACCGAGGTGATGGAGGGAGAATAATGTTCGGATTGTATAACACTGTGAAAGACCAGTCACTTGATGCATGGCATTATTCAAGGAAAAAGTGTAGGTTTATATAAACTTAAGCCCAACGTGCAAGGGCGATGACCTAAGTATTTTCAAAACATCTTGGTGGACGATGTGGACAATATACTAACATGGTCGGGGGACGACATCGATGATCACTCAAGACACCTCGAAAATAACAAATGGTTCGCCCCCAAAGAATTCATAAAATAAGGAGACAAAAAATGACATTTGACGTACAAAAATGGCATGATGATAGAATAGAAGCAAGTAGAAAACGAGCTGAATCTTATAAATTATTAAACAAATATTTAAAAGAACTTGGCTACAAATACATACGAGTATGGTATGAAGGATGTGGTGACTCTGGTGAATGTTTTCATGCAGAAGGCTGGAAAACTGAAATAAATCTTAAAGAAACAATCGATGGAAGAAGTTATTATGAAGATTATCAATGTGAAGGATGGAATCATAATAATGAAGAAAACTTTGATAAATATAAAAACTTCACAAGAAACCAACTAGAACTTCAAAAAGATTATAATAAATTCAGAGAACAACATCCTGATTTAAAACTTAATAGTGATTTTCATTGGGAACTTGTAGATCTTATTGATTATGATTGGTATAACAACGAAGGTGGTCAAGGTGAAATTGTTTGGAATTTAGAAAAACAAAATATTCTTGTAAGCGGTGGACAAAATGTACGTGCTTGCAATGATGTTACAGAAAAATATTTTCTAAATGGTAAACAACCAGAGTTTGGTTATGACAGTGAGTTACACGAATTATGAAATCATTGCATCATTGTAAATCAAGTGTAAAGTTATTTGGTGGTAAAGAAAACGATTACTACCAAATACACGCTTGGTTTGATGAAACAAAAGATTTCTATGGTGATTTACGTCATAGAGCACTAAGACATCATACTCAAGGTATTAGAGAATGTGAACTAAAATTTGGAATAATGATTAAAAACTCAGATAATAAAGATATACCTGTTAGATCAATAGCAGAACAACATATACGTGAGGATTTAGGATTTATTCCAACTGTTCAAGATTGGCTTAGTAATATCAGACCAAAACCTTGGATGGCAAGCACCAAGAAAAATGTATTAAAGAAACACACTTTAATGTAGTCATGTCAGTCACGGAGATACTTGTGAGCATATGCAATATTCTTGATCTCTAAGAGAACCTGTATGGCGCTGTATTAACTAAGCTAAATAAGCCCAGCCGACACAAAACGATTTATCGTATTGAGGGTTACAGTTGCATTGACTACATTAATAAATAGAGCCTGTAAGATTACTGTCAGGATGAGCAATGGGATAGATCAAGATCATACATATGCAAAAGAACTACCTTGCAGGCTCTATAAAATTAAGGAATAATATGAAATATGTAAATAGAAAATCAATGATTATAAGAGATTCTGGAAGAAGCAGTGATTTTATTACGCCAAGCTTTGGTTATGGCTGTTTATACAAATGTAACTATTGTTATATGCGTAGACATATGCCTAAAGGGCTTACAATAGCAAAAAATCCAGAGCAAATACTTGATGCTATAGCAAGACATCTATGGCTATTAAAATGGCCAAAAGAACCAAATCAAACACATGATAAATATTATACATATGATTTCAGTTGCAATGAAGATTATGTATTACATGCTAAATACCATGATTGGGAATATTTATTTGATTATTTTAAGTATGATCCAAAAGCAATGGGTACAGCTGCAACAAAATATGTAAACAAAAACTTATTATCATATGATGCAAACAGAAAAGTTAGAATAAGATTTAGTCTAATGCCACAAGTATTATCAGATATATTAGAACCTAGTACATCTAAAATTATAGATAGAATAAAAGCAGTAAATGATTTTTATGAAGCAGGTTATGATGTACATATAAATTATTCACCAATTATTGTATATGAAAACTTTCAAAAAGATTACAATGATCTATTTAAATTAGTAGATTCTATTGTAGATGAATCTATAAAACATAAAGTAAAAGCAGAATGTATATTTCTTACACATAATAAAGAAATGCACAATCATAATATTATACATGGCACAGATGGTGAAAAGTATATATGGCGACCAGATTTGCAAGAACCAAAAACATCAGAATTTGGATGTTTAAACATAAGATATAAACGACATAACAAAAAACAATATATAAAAGATTTTAAGCAACTGCATAACACTGTTGTGCCTTGGCAAAAAATTAGATATATATTTTAAAATTAAGAGAGCCAATAACTGGTCCTGTATGGTGTAGAAAACTTAATTGCTCACCTGAACCTCGCTTGACGAGAAAGACTGACAGCCATACAAGGAATATGTGAGGCTCTCTTTCTTTTTGTTATCTTTTAATTAAGGAGAAAATATGAAATGGACATGTATTAAATGTGAGTTTCCTTTTCAAGATATTGTTGAAGGAGACGCAGATGAAAGAATGTGCTATAAATGTTTAGATAGTGAAGATGTGTAAGTTTTATTTAAACAAATCTAAAAAATATCTAAAAGCAATAAAGAAAAATAAAGATGGTATATTTGTAAGTACAAACCATCAATTTGTTGGAACTGTAATACTAAAAAGTGGTATTAAATTGAATATAAAATTACATCCAGCATACAATCCAAGTGGTTCGCAAGGAACAATAACAAAAAACCCTAATAAGTTTGTCGTAGACATAAAGGAGATAAAATGAAACAAGATCCAAAAGAAGTATCATTATTCGATATAGAAAGAGGTATAGATAATTTAAATAATTTAGATGATTTAGATAAAATATCTATGTATCTAAAATTAAGAAAAGAAAAACTAGCAAAGAATAATAAATACAATCTTTCTATTGGTCAAGATGTTACTATTACAGGCTCTGGTAAAGTTGACAGAGGTAAAATAGTAAAAATAAATAGAAAAAGAGCAATTGTAGATTGTTATGATAAATACAGAGATGCAATGGTAGAATATTCAGTACCATTTTCAATGATAAGAGTAAATTAAGGAGCAATTATGAAAAAATTACCAGATTGGTACAGTCCTATAAGAAAAGTACCTTTAGAATATATGGGTGTAAAATCAAATGCATGGTCAGTACAAATAGAACATCTAACTGATAAATCAGAATGGCAAGAACTAGGTGTAGTTAGCGATAATTATTTATTAATAGACAATACAAAAGTAGAAGAGTTAATAAATGATATTGCAGCAGCATCAGGTTATCAGTGGGAGCAAGATAAGATATTTTGGAATGGTAAACAATTTATGTATTCCATGGTATCAAGAGATGCATCTAAAAATCATAGCGTAGATGTCGATGATGACTTAGGTCTAGGTATGATGATTTGGAATAGCTATGATGGATCAACAGCATTGCAATTCAAATTATACATACAAAGATTAGCTTGTCTAAATGGTATGATTTCTAATGATGTATTTAAATCTTTTAGGTTTAAACATGATAAAAACTCTGCTAACTATGAAGATGAAATTATGGAAGCTGTAAAACTAATACAAGGATCAGATGATAAAATTAGATATGTTACTAAAGCTTTAAGATATATGTTACATGAGCCTTTAGACATAGATAAATTAAGTTTAATAAGAAATGATTTCTTAAATAAACTACCTGTATCTTTGTTTGGAAATATAGTTGATAAATTATTAGATTATAAGCCTATGGAAGTGCTTACAACTTATGATTTATTAAATGCAGGTACTAATGTAACATGGCATAAAGATAAGCATACAAAATCTGATTTTGATCATAATGCTTACATAGTAGATAATCTTATCAATTATGCTAATAAGAAATATGGGGTAAGTTAATACGCCAACGGTATGCAGTTGGAATTCAACATATGGTAGATGCTTATACGGATTACTTCTATGTTAACAATCACATTGTCGGACTTACCCTATAGTTTTTTGTCCCGACAAACTAAGATACATGATAGTGGGCACGTGCGGAAAACCAGAATAGTAACCTCTGTCTGGCTTGTATCTTAGATAAAAGAGAGTCTTAAAATAACTGTGAGTGGTTACTCATTAGTTTAAACTAGGCTCTCTTTTTTTTTGCTTTATACTCTTAAATAAAGTATATTTATAACCCAAATCGGAGGTAAAATGGAAAATAATCCAACGGAAAAACAAATTCCTAAAATAGAATATATAGTAGAAGATCAATCGCCTACAGTAGGCAAGATAGCACTAGCATTATCAAAAGCACAAGCTAATATATCAGGTGCTAGCAAAAATGCAGTAAATCCATTCTTTAAAAGTAACTATGCAGATTTAAACATAGTTATTGAAGCATGCAGAATGCAGTTATCAAAACAAGAAATTGCTTTTACACAAGGCAATAGATTTAAAGATGGTGTATTTTTAGTAGTAACAAAATTAATACACTCATCTGGTGAATGGTTATCAAGCGAGATGGCATTACCAATGCCTAAAGGAGCTAATGCACAAGCAATAGGTAGTATAAATACTTATGGCAGACGATATGGTCTTGCATCAATGACAGGCGTAGCTCAAAAAGATGACGATGGTAATGAAGGATCAGGTAAAGTTAATAAAGTAAACGAATAGGAGGTAGTTATGGATTGGGTAACTAGTAGTAATAGTAGTTCAGGATCTAAAAGTAAAGACAATATATTTGTCGATAAAGTAAAAATAGCAAAAGCAGAAATTAAATATGGTGTCAAAGAAGATTGGCAAACATATTCAGATGATATTTCTGTGCATCTAACATTAGATATTGGTAGAGATTTCCAACCTAATATGTATATTGGTGGTAATTACAAAAAAGATGATGTTAGTGGTGATATTGTAGGTTGGTCTACAGCATTCAAAGTAAAAATGTTCTTTGATTCTATAGGATTACCTATAATGCTTGATAAAGGTAAAAACCCACAATCCAGCAGATTACCAGCAGATGCTGAACAAAGACTAATTGGTAAGGATTTCTTAAGATTAACATATGTATCTACTAAAACTAAACGTGATGGTAGTGCATTATGGAAAGATTGGCAAGAAACAAGAAATCCAAACTACGAAGTTAGTAAATTCAAAGCAGAATTTAAAGATTCTGTAGGTAAAAACTATGTTAAAGACTATCAAAGCAATGAAGATAGTCCAGAGCAAAGTGATAGCCCATGGTCAGATAATGATCAGTTTCAAGGGATGCCAACTTAATGACAACTAAAGAGATAATTCTTAAATATCTACAAAAAAGAATAAATGAAGGTATATCTTTAATATCTTCAATACATATAGAAACACAAGTACCTGAATATGGTAAATTGTATTGGGAAACAACTAGATTGCCTTCAGCTTATTCTAGAACATGGCGTAAGATAAGAGAAAATAAAGAATACCAAGAAGTAGGTGTTCTTGATTTAAAAGAAATATCTAATCAGAATAATACAAAAACATGGCAGATAATAACGTAAAATATCTTGAATTAGCAATAGGTTCTGTATCTAACAGAGCCTATGCTATTCGTCCAGAACATATAACAAAATATATAAGACCTAATCAGGAATTATATCGTAGTCTATTTGTGCTAGATAATTCAGCATTTGAACATTTTAGAGACAAAGGATCTATAAAATCGTACAAAGGTACATATTCATTAAATAGCATAATATATGATATAGACAGAGGTAAAAAGACTGGTGAAGATACAAGACAAAGAGCAATAGCATTTATAAATACATTACTTGAGCAAGGTGTAGATATACAAACACAAGCACATATATGGTTTAGTGGTAGAGGTTTTCACATAGAAATACCAAACCTGTATGGATTTGAAGAAAGTAAAAATCTACCTTATCAAGTAAAAATGACTATTGACAGTCACTTTGGTAAACTTGTAGATAATATATATGACAAAGGTAGATTAATTCGTGTTGGTTATACAATTAACATGAAAAGTGAGTTATACAAACTACCATTGTCTTGGCAAATGCTTAATGATATGGATTATCAAGAAATATGCGAGTATTGTCAAACACAAAAACAAGACTACCATCATAAACCTTTTAATCAAGATGATGTATATCCAATATGGGAAGATAAAGTTCTTGATGTAAAAGAGTTTAAAGAAGAAGATAACATTAAAGCATCTAATACAAACTTAAATGCACACGTAACTTGTGCACAAAAGATGTGGAATAGTGACAAAGAAGGTGAACGACATATAACACTATTGAGAATGGCTAACGCATGGCGTAGAATGGGCATTGTCAAGGAAGGTGCTATAAAAATGGCAGAATATAATATACCTTCTTTAGATCACAATGAAATACTAAAAATCATAGATGATGTTTATGCATGGGAACACAATGGCTATAGTTGTAGTGATACAATTATGGAAAAGTATTGTGATCCTATATGTAAGTTTTATAAACAAAAGAACTATGGTCTTGAAGTATTAAATGTAAAAGAGCTATCAAGCAAACTAAAAGACTTTGTACATATGGATATGGATAGTAATTGTTTTAACTTAAAAGATCACTATCCTATGAAAACAGATTACAGATTCTTACCTGGCGAACTTGCTATATTACTTGGTGATACAAAACTAGGAAAGACTGCATGGTTACAGAGTCTTATGGTTAAACTTACACATATGAATATATTATACCTATCATTAGAGGTTGGTGATTGGCTTATATTCAGACGTTTCTTGCAGGCTGGTAATGGAATGACAAAGCAAGAAGTTAATGAAATATACAGAACATATGATGAAGATAAAGTAAATCAAATCAATGAAAAGGTAAAACATATAAAGGTAATGACAACTAGCCCAGACATAGATTCTATGAAACAACTAATTGCTGATAATCAGCCACAGATTGTTTGTATAGATACTATAGATGCAATAGATGTTAGATACAATAATGATCCATTTACAAAAATGGAGAAGATAGTTAATAGTTTAAAACAAATAGCTACCCAGATGGATGTTATATTCTTTGGTATATCTCACATATCCAAAGGTGCCTCAAGAGATATGCTTACAGTTCATAGTGCAAAAGGTAACTCAGCAATAGAACAAAAAGCAGATAAAATTATAGGTATCCAAGGACAAAGAGATGCAAACAATATAAGAGTAATACGGTCGTTAGCATCTAGGGATGAGACGGACTTTGAAATGGCTTTTAATTTCGATTATACGACATTTCAGTTCAAACCAAAGGAGATATAATGTTAAAATATAAAACATTAGGGACACCATATGATAATCAATATGGTGCATCTTTAATATTTTTGTGGTTATTTTCTATAACTTTGTCTTATAATATAATAAAGGGTGACCATATGACTTTAGGACTTAGTGCAGGTCCATTTGAAGTTAATTTTGGTTTATCAATATGGAGAAAGTTATTGCCATGAAAGCAAGATCAGCTAAAAATAAAGGCAAAAGATTACAAAACATATTAAAAGATAAACTTATAGAACTATATCCTGAATTAAAAGATGATATAGGATCTCAGATTATGGGTATGACGGGTGAGGACATTGTCCTTACCCCTCATGCTAGAAAGAAACTACCCTATTCTTTTGAGTGTAAGAATGTAGAAAAACTTAACGTTTGGAAATCATTCAAACAATGTGAAACTAATGCTGGAGAATCAACTCCAGTGTTAGTTATAAAAAGAAATAGAGAAACGCCAAAGGTTGTAATGAATTTAGATCAATGGCTAAAACTTATAAATGACTAGAAAACTGTCAATAACATACTTAAAAAAATTATATGTCTTTTTAGATAACTTAATGGGAGAAACGATACTTGGTATTAAATATATAAGATCTCTAAAAAAAGGCATAGAATCGCTTGAAAAAAACAAACTTGTAGTTGACAACGGTACATTTGAAGTTAATGTTAAGAATAAAGAAAATATAATTACAATTAATGTGTCTCATAAAAACGGAGAAATTATTGAATCGTTAGAATATGATGCTAAGTCTGTAATTAATACTAACATAATAGGAAAAAGTTAAGGAGTCTTACTCTACCTCCCGCAATACCTCATATCAACATCTCGTAAGTGAGGCTCCTTATAATTAAATATGAAAGATATATCACAAGAAATTGACAATGTGTTTATAACTGCTGACGGAAAGAAATTTTTATCTCTTGAAAAAGCAAAAAGACACCAAAGAAAACTTAAAAAGAAACTGTCTAAACTGCACATATAACAAAAACAATACGTGCACTTGGTGGTTTTTTTACAAAAAACAGCAACCTAAAAATATACCTAGTAATATAATTAATAAAGGTTGTAAGTTTTGGCGTAACTTAGATGACAGACTTCATCCTTTACTTGAAGCTGTAATAATTAAATTTAACGGAGATATAGTTGACTGATAGTCAAGAGTATTACCCTAAGGAATACCGAGGCTTATCTAGAAGAGCAAGATTTAAAAAAGCCGCATTAGAATCTTCTGACAACGGAAGATGCTGGTGGATCTATCTCTACATTATGTCTTTCTACAAATTTACTTTAAATCCTAAAAAATAATGCAACTCTATAAAGAACCTATATTTCCTACTACTCTCTATTTTTTTAACTTACCTGTAGAGAAAGCATTTTTAAAGGTTATAAATAATATCAAGAATAAAGAGAAAAGTGTAGACAGATCTAACAAAGGCGGTTATCATAGTGAATCAAATTTACATACAAGAGATATAGAATGTTTTGACAAACTTAATAATCTAATATTAGAAGTAGCAAATAATTATATTATAAATGATTTTAGTCTAACAAAAGATATGAGTTGTAAAAAAGTTTCTGAAATGTGGTTTATTGTAAACAACAAAAACGATTACAACGCAATACATACGCATGCAAGGTCTTGGTTGTCTGGTGCTTATTATGTTAAAGTGCCTAAAAAGCAAAAAAACTTTTTAGTATTTGAAGATCCACAGCCTACTAGAAACTTTGAAAACTTACATTATAATAATTATGGTAAAGAAGTTACTGAAGGTATGTTAATATTATTTCCAAGTTGGTTAGCACACAAAGTGCCTGTTAATACTACGGAAGAAGAAAGAATTGTTATATCTTTTAATTTAGACTATCCTACTTTTTAAACCACTTGGCATACAATGTCATTAAACCAATAATAATACCAATACTTAAAGATATAAATGTTAATATAGGATTTAATATTTTAGTCCATCCTATAATCGTTGAAAAAAAACTAATACTTCCTCCTAGTTCAGGGTAATTGCTTAAAATTTTTAAAGTATCTTTCACTTTACTTGTTTGATTCTTCCCATTTTTTTAAATCTAACATAGGTAACGGTTTTTCTATGGTATGATCTTTTAATTTATCGTTTTGTATTGCTACTTTATTTCCACCTTTTATATATGGTTTACCGTTTGCATGTCCTACTTCATATACAAATAAAATAGTTTTCCAAAATCCTACTCTTACTACTCTTGCTGGCCTATCATTAAATATTATAACATCATCAGTATTTAAATCACCACCAGCAAATACTTTTATGGCTTCAATTGCTGTTTCAATTGTATTTCTTGCCATTATGAAAACAAAAGCTAAAATAGCCATCCAACCATATTGACCAATTAAATTTTCTAAAGCTTCTTGTTCCATTTAAATTCATTTATTGCATCATTGATTGTTTAGCTTCTTCTGATACATTAACATCTCCTGTTAAACCAGAAGGAACGTTTGTCATAAGAAATTGTGCAAGGTCTTGATCTGACATATCTTTATTAGGACCTAGACCTGCATCTCTTAAAACAACAATTTTATCTTTTACATTATCTGCATTCATAAAACTACGAAATGCTTGGTCATCCATAAGTTGATTAAATCTAGGAGCCCACATCATATCATCTTGCTTAATACCTAAAGGTCCTTTGTTTTCTATAAGTCTATTCCAAACATTAATATGATCTTTAGCCATTATTTCTTGTTTTCTTTGCTCGTCTGTTTTCGGTGCAATACCAAAACCAAAGGCATCATGTTGTTCATTATGCATATTATCTCCTAGTTAAATATATTCCTAACCATATTAAATAAACCTCTAACAGGCCTTCTTCTTGCTGGCGGAACATTAACGTTTAATTCATTTCCCTGACTATTAACTCCAAAATTTAAAGAGTATTCTTGATTTGGATCTATTTGATAATTTTCAGGACCTTGTGTAGGTTGATTATTCATTATATTGTTCATTAAAACATCATTTTGTGGTAAAAAAGGAGGAATATTAGTAGGATTATCCATATTCATATTTTCTTGGTTAACATTCATAGGAGTATTAGTTCCATAACCAAAGGGATCTAATCCTTCTGATTGTCTTTTTTGATTTATGTAGTTTCTATAAGCAAACTCAGTATTATTACCAAACATTCCATCTACAGCAAGTGGATTACCTTCTGAATCTACAGCTCCTGCAGCATTTAATGCTTTTTGTATATTCATAACTTGTTGTTTATCTCCAAAATCAATATTACTAGTATCAATTTCCATACTACCATATCCACTTGTATTATCTACATCTATTCCTGTACCTTCTTTAGCAAATGGAGAAAATTGACTGGTAAAAGCACCAGGTGTCCAAAATTGATTCTTCATTTGTCCTGCTATTCCTAGTAAAGGTAGCATTTCTGTTATTGTTTCTATCATAATAAGTTCTCCATTTCCGATAGTTCTCTGTTAATCATATTTTCACGAGCCTCTAATACTTTTGCTCTATCTATTCTACTTCTTACCTTATCTAAAGGTAATCCAAAAAATTGTTGTAATGCTCTCCCTTCTATCGTTCCGTAGGGTTCGTCAACTGTTTTATCAATAGACCTAATCATACGTCCAAAAGGAAACATTGTATACATATGGTAATCTGCAAATCTTTCCCAGTCTTTATTTATTAAACTAGAAAAAGCTGCCATTGGTATTCTAGCAACAGGAGGAGTAACAATATTTAAAGGTGCTACTGGATAAGGCCATTGTCCAAAAAAGGCTCTATCTCTTTCCTTCTTGTTGCCATATAACCATTCTCCTGTTTCTTGTATCCAATCGTATGGAGGTGGCAATGTTGTGTCAAATAAACTATATGCATAAGCAGTACCAAGTGCCATAACAAACATGTTAATAGCGAAATCTGTTTTAAACTTTTCAAACTCTTTAGTACCTGGTTCAAAATCGTAATATGAGGCTTTTCTTAGCATCTCTTTACGAACTCTAGCCGAATTAAACACAAATAATTTAAAACGAGAAAACACTTTTCCCAAGGCTGTTCTCATAAAAGATGGTCTAAATGAACTATGGTATATAAACTGAGTTGCTTCTACACCTCTAAAACCTGCTTCCATAACAGCTGGATCGCTTAATGATAAATCTAAACCATATTTACCCCAATGCTCCATATACTCAACTGCATGTGTTAAAAAAGAATCTCTTCTTAGTTTACGTTCAGAAAACTGCATAGGTAGTGCTGCTAAACTTTCTACTTGCTTTTCTACTCCGTATTTTTTAGCAATCTCAAATAATGTTTTATCAGACATTTCAGGATCTCTAGCAAGTTTTTTAGAAATATCTTTAGCAAAATCTTTTAAGTTTTGCTTTACTACATTATTAGATTTAGCAAAAGTGCTATTTACTTCTAACTCTGTTTGTATAAAAGACTCTGTTATTCCATTTTCTTCTAAGTATCTATTTAGGTCTTTAACATTTTTTACAGATTTTCCATCTTGAAACTTTAATCTATAATTACCATTAAGGTCTAATATTAAATTTTTATTTAACCAATTATTTCTATTAACTCTAGTAAGATTTTTTAATCCACCTCTACTTATTGTCATAGTACCACCACCAAATAAATTACCTGTCATAATTTTAGTATGACCTAATAATGTAAGCAAATTGTATTTAGCTTCCATTCTACCCCATTTATGTATAGCTCTATTTAAAGACTGCATGTGTGCTTCTTTTTGAGCTGCATATAAAGCAGGACTTGTTTTTTCTAACTTAGGATCTGGACTAGGAATTATATTTTTACTAAAAGGCACTTTACGTCCTAACTTTTTAAATCTTTTTTCAATAGCATCGTAAGTATCTATAATCTTTTGATCACTTGTAAGGTAATACCCTCTACGTTTAAACTTAGGATCTGCTTGTACAAAATTATCTAACACATCTTTATTAAAGGTACTAGCAAAACCTAAGGAGTTATTAGCATACTCTCTTAAATATAAAACCCAATCTTTTGTTCTATCACCAAATGGTTTTGCTTTTTCTAACTGACTTAATCTAATATCAGATTGTATTTTAAACATGTTTCTATACATGCCTCTAATAAATCCTTCTTTATATAAATTAATTGCATTGTGTGTATTATCCCAGCCAGGCATATTCTTAGCAGATCGTTTTTTAGCAGATGTAAATATATTTAAAGAAGATAAACCTTTGTCATCTTGTTGACTATGAAATACTCTAGTATCTATACCAAAGCCTTCAATCTTAGTAAGTTCTTCTGCTTCTTTTTTAGTCTTACCTTCTGCTATTTTACTGTTATAAAAATCTTCTAAATGTTGTTTTTTAAACAACTCTATCTGTTTCTGTGTTTTTTTATTTCTACCAAAATTTAGATGCGGTACATAAGACTCTGGGTTTTGTTTACCAGTAGGCTCAAATTTAACTTTAAAATTACCTCTCATTATATAGTTAATTTCTCTTAGTATATCTAAAGGTACAGTAACTTGTTTACGTTCCATCATTGGTTCTATAATAGTTTTTTCAATATTCTTAATATTTAAACTACCATCTTTGTTAAACTTTATATACTTATCTCTATCTTTTTTATTAGCATATATATATTTATCTCCAAACTGCTTAAAATCTTCTGTAAACTTTTTATCTGTTATTTCTATCAATTGATCTAAAGTTTTTTCTTTACCATCTACCATAAACTTCTTTTTAGATAAACGTTTATAATCAGCAGTTAACTTATAATCTCCAGGTTTAATACCTGTTTCAGGATCTCTACTTTCTCTTAAACTAAATACTAACTTGTTTACTGATTCAGCATCTTTTTCTTTTAATCTTAAATGCGGGTATCTTCTTTTATTATATATAGAAACATTTTGCATATTTGTTTCCATTTGTGTATTACTCTTATTCATAAAATCTTTTAATTCACCCATAGTGCTAGTAAATCGTTTAACTTTACGTTTACCAATACCATCTCTTGATCTTACAGGTAACTCCATTTCTGCAAAAAACTTATTCTCAAAGTTTTGCATGTATAAATCCATGTATTCTGGAGATGCTCTAAATGCAAAGTCAGGTAGTTTATTACCTCTAGATGTAAATCTAGTATCTGCATCTTTTAAATAATTATTAATAGCATTAATATCTTTTATATCTATTAAAGACAAGTCTTTAGTATCTATACCACCTTTATTTTGTAACTGCCAGTTAATATAAAAATCTTCTAAATTATCTCTTATAATCTTATTTTTGTTGATTCTTGTAATAAACTCTTCTACCATTTTTAACTCAGGATCTGTAACAGCTCTGCTTTTTAAATACTCTGCTTGATCTTTTGGTACAAATTTTTCTACTACTTTCTTTTCTATAACTTGTTTAGGTGTAGAAGGCTCTGGTTCAAATTTAAATATATCTTTAGATATTCTATCACCTTCTTGAAAATCATTAAGTTTATTAAATATTCTTTCTTGTCTATTTAAGTAATACTCTAAAGAATTTTGTTCAATGCTTTTTGATTGCCAAGGAAATTTAGAAAAAGGAGTTTGTACACTTTGCGTATAAAAAGGACTTAGCAACCAAAGATCAAAATAAGTATTAAGCTCTTCTTGCAATTTAGACATATTAGGATTTCTTTTAGAATACTCTATATCAACTCCTAATCTTTTTAATTCATTAACAATTTTACCAGCATGTATAGCAAGATTACCATTTTTATAATTAATAACCTGCCTATCAAATAACTCGCTACTAGAATGTTTTAATTCAACATCTGTAAATCTATTAGGATCGCTGTTATATGATGTTCTTTTAATTCTAGATGCTTCTTCTGCTATAGGTTTTAAATATTTTCTTACAAACATAGCTTTGCTTTTTTTAGATATAGGTAACGAATCTATTATTCTATATAAATCATAACCTTTTTCTGTTATAGAAACATAACCTGATACTGCTTCTAAATCTCTTTCTAGCATATATCTTATATTTTCATAATTAGTACCTTTGTTTAAAAGTTTAATTATATTTCCAGTGTTTGATTTATATCCTGTTAATTGGTTTATTTCTTTTATTATAGAGTCTGGTATATTTTGTCTTTTTTCTAAAAATTTACCTATATTATTTACTAACTCAGTATGTTTTCTAAACATTGCTTCTTCAAAAAAAGATTCAGTAATCTTCATGTCTTGCATTTTTCTACCAACAAAACTACCAAAACTATCAAAATCTTTAACATTAGAGTTTCTTAAAATAGATTGCATTTGTGTAAATGATATATCAGCTTTACCTGGATCAATAGCTCTTCTAACATTAATTACATCACCTAAATTACTTTTAGATAGCATATTATAATCAAGGTCTTGAACTTTATAAGGCTCACCTGTTTTTTTATTAAGAAGAGACACTTTATTTTTTGTAACAAATATTTCTTTAACTAGCATATCAGGGAATTTTGTAAAATCAATCATAGTTGGATAATTAGAAGAATCAGCAGATCTATTAGTTATTTCTCTTCCTAATTCTATTAATCTTTCATAACCACCAGGTTTTAATTCTAAATCTATTTTAGCATATTGTTTTCCATCTTTTTTAGAAATAACTGGAATATCATTAACGTAGTTGCCCTTTTTCATAACTACATCTGCAATAGAAATTAAATTTTCTTTTGCTACAAGACCTGGACCTAATCCTTGATTACCTTTAGCTGCTGTTTCAGCAACTCTTCTTCTTAAAGATGGAGAATATTTACTTGTAACTGTTTTATACTTTTCTACTTCAAGTGGATCGTTTCCAAATAACTTATCGTTTTTTTCTCTTTTAGAGTCAAGCATACGATCATCTCTTTCCCATTGCTTTGCAGCCTTTTTAGTAGCTTTATGAAGCTCTCGTGGCATACCTTGATATATAAATACAGAGTCACTATCTTTATCTGCACCGCCTAAGTACGCATTATCCTTTGCATTAGTGGTAATTGAGTATCCTTTGTCACGAGTAAAACCAGCAAACTTAAGAGCACGTGTACCAGACATACTATCAGAAGGAACACGAATAACAAGCATTTCAAGATCTGGATCGTTAACATTTTTACCAGACTTATTCCAAGCTTTTTCAAGCGTCATCTCCTTTCCTTTATAAATAACACTCATATTTCTTTGACCATAGTCTAATTTAAAAAATCCTGGCTTAACATCGTTTGTATAAGTAGTAACAGGATCTTTAGGAGATAACCATGCCTTAGTAGCATATTTATAATCAGGTGCATATAATCTTTTTAAAAAGTATTTCTTATAAACTTGTTCCCAAAACTGTCTAGAATTACGACCTGCTACTCTTTGTGATTGTGAAAAATTAGATGCATCTAGTATTCTATTATTTCTATAAATAAATTGAGTATATTCTTCAGGTGTAAATGTATCAATATCTTCTAATTTACCATCTTTACCTTGTCGTGCTATTTCCCTAGCAAACTTTTGTGCAAGTTTAGAATTACCATGGTTAACAAATATATTATGTATTACTTCTAATCCTAAGTCATCCACATCTAATTTATTCTTTTTAATAAAAGACTCTAATTCTTTTATATCAGTTTTATTAGCCAAATGATCTTTAACTGCTTTATTAAATGCTTCTTTACCATTTATTAAAGGTTCATATATTCTATCCCAAACAATACTCATAACATCTTTTGCATCTTTGTTATTTAAATTACCTAATAACTGTCTAGCAATAACTGTCTTATTCATACCACCAAACTTTTTAGGATTTACAAAAGTACCTAAATTAATTCTAATATCAGAATCTTTAAAATTACCTGTATAAAGATCACCAATATGATTCCACTCTCCACGTTTTAAAGCTTCTACATTAAAATTATTTGATTGCAATTCACCTCTATGTTTAGCAGCAGAACCCATTATTACTGCTTTTAAATTATTTGCATCCATATATTTAACTAAACCATCAGGAGCACCTTTACCTGCTGCTTTTACAACCATAGTACCTTGAGGAGTTTTAACAATCATAACTGGTTTATTCATATCTACATTAGCACTAGGCATACCTAGACTATCCATCATAATTTCTATATCTCTAGGTTTAAAATAAATAGTACCATCTGTATCACTATCATAAAACTTTTCTTCACCTTTTTCATTTTTGTATCTTTGTATTAATACATCATTAAATATAGCAAATCTTCCACCACCTAAAGTTCCTTCTTTTAGTGGCATAGATTTATCGTGATATAACTGCTCTCTTTTATTCCAATCAATAACATTTTTAGCAAACCCAGGTCTTTCTAATTTATATATCTGTGATAAATCTCCTGGCTTATCATACAATCCATTTCTTTGTGCTTCTACAAGAACATTAGATCTCCATGCATCTTCATGCATACGTGTTAATAAATTAACATCTTTGTGGTGACCATATATTTTTATAAACTCTAAAAGACTTTCATTGTATCTATCTCGTATAACATTAGGACTTGTATTATTTTCTTTTGCTAATGCATTAAATAATTCTTCTTTACTAAATCTTCTAAAATCAGTATGATACTTTCTTATAGTAAAAGTAGATTTATCTTTAACACCTCCAAAAACATAAAAACCTTTTTCATCTAATCTTAAATCTGTTTCAAAAACTTTTTTCCAAGACACTCTTTTTTCAGCAGTATTGTCTTTGCCAAAAGTAAAGTCTAAAGGTTTATACTTTTCAAATTTTGGTTTTTGTCCAGGTTTAGCCTCGTTAATAAATACAGTATCCCATAATATATACTCTGTATTTTCTAATTTATCTGCTGGTCTATCTGCTCTAGATTCTCCTAATCTTTTACCATTATAATCACCTTTAATACCTAGTTCTTTAGCAGAAAAAGGTCCTATAATTCTTGTTTGCTTATTACCATTAATATCATAAGATTCTTCTGTAGCAAATATATTCTTTTCTTTTTCTCTTTTTTTAGTATTAAGTAATCTTTCTTCTTTACTATTAGGCTTAGGTTTTGTATTAACATACATAGGCATACTTACATCATCAGTTGCATCCATTTTATGCTCATGATTATTTAATACATCCCTTACATCTTTGTGTATATAATACCTGTCACCTTCTTGTTTATAGTATGTCTTATAAAACTCACTAGCTCTGTATCTATACTCAGCATTTATATCACTTATAGAAGGTTTTTCATTAGGATTTAATCCTTTTGCTTGCCTTACAAAATTTTCTATTTCTATATCTATCTCATCTTTATTATTACCAGAAACCATTTCTCTGTTTCTTCTATAATAACTTTTAGCATATTCAGTAGCTTCTTTGTTTATATACTCTCTAGCACCTTTAGAGTAACTATTAATATCAGGATGTAAACTAGGTCTAAATACATAATCTCTATTGTTTTTATACATAAGGTCTTGCATAAACATGCCACCTTCTTTTTCTACTGCTGGCCTAGATCCATAACCAAAATAACCACCTAATAATGTTTGATATATAATCATTTCTATAGGCTCACCTTGCAAAGCAGTAGGAACACCCATCATACTCGCACCAACAGCAGCTTTTAATCTCTGCTCTCCTTTTCTGTAATCAGATATATTTTTAGATTTAAGATAATTACCTATCATTCTAAACTCTCCTAAACCTCCAAAAGCACCACCTGCTATAGCACCTTGTATACCTGAGTTCATTATTTCATCTCTTCCTTTCCAAACAGAAGAGACTGCACTAGCTGCACCTAGATGTACTGCTTGATCTATAATAGCTCTAGGACCTGCTCCCTTTTTCATAAACTCTAAGGATTCTATATTAGCCTTACCAAATAGTTTTTTCTTTAATCCAGCATCCATACCTGCTTTAGCAGCATCACCAAACATCATTGGTATTGACCAATTGTTAGCTTTACTAGTAACTTTGCTTAATGTTTTAGCACCTACTGCTTTTAATGGTGCTGCCATAATACCAGGAGCAAATCCTGCTAAATGGCCTAAAGAATGTGCTATTGCTTCGTATGTAGAGGTAGGTTCGTGACCACTAAGTTTACCTACAGGAATTGTAGTAAAACCTTCTAAAAACCCTGTTTGTAAATTCATTAAAGTTTTACGAAGATTAAACTCATCAGTCTTTCTTTTAAAAGGAATATCGAATTGATCTGCGAGTTGTTGTAGCTCGTCTACTTGTTGTTCATTAAATAAACGTGGATTATACCTATATGTTCTAACAAGGTTAGATATTCTATCATTATATGTAGACATATACCTTAACTATTGTCAAGAATAACTAATGTCATAACTTTAGTTCCGCCTTCAATAACAGTAGATGTAACATTTAATTGTGTCGTAACATCTAAAGTACCATGGTTAGCTGTAACATAATCTTGCACATCTTCAGCTAATTTTCCATCTGCATCACCATCATCACTAAATATGTTTTTAGTATCATGAATAAAAACTTTACATTTAATTGCCATGTTTGCCCTTTCTTAACTTAGTCTTAATAATCTTCTTAAACGTTCTATATAAGCTGGTCCTAAAGCAGCTGATGCTTCTGCTGCATCAGACATTAAAGATGTTGATCCACTTACTAAATCATTATAACGTCTTGAATTTTGTATATTTCTTAATCCTGTAGATGCTGCTTCTGCTGCGTTAGATGCAAAATCACTAGTACTACTTATAACTCTATCTCTTGTAGGATTTAATCTAGCCATTTGATCTTTAGCTAAACCCATTAAACTTATATTACCGCTTTTAGCCATTTGTCCTAACTTAAATGCACCACCAATTGGTACTAATGCACCACCAACAGTACCAACACCACCTGCTAATTTATCTGCTGCAGATTCACCAAATAAATCTTCACCTGGAGAAGTAGGTCTTAAAGTATTAGGTATTAAACCTAATAAAGCAGTATCTGCTAAATCAAATAAACCTTTTCTTAAAGGCTGAGATTTTGGTTTAAATTCCAACCCAAATTGTTTTGCTAACATAGCTATATTTTCTAAATCTTGTTTAGGCAAATCATTTAATTCACCTTTATTATGCCTTCTTACAAGCTCTTCAACTATATCATATAATTGCATTTTTTCTCCTATTTAAATATTTTATTTCTTTCATTTTCTAATTCATTCATAAACATTAGTCTTGATTGTTTTACTAAATCTTTAGTAGACGAAAATCTTGCTGGATTAGCAGAATAAGCATCTACTAATGCATCTGCTTGTCCTTGACCTTGTAGAGAAAGTCCTCTATATAAACTAGGATCAGCAAAATTTATTCCTTCTGGACGAGGATTAATTGTTTCGTATTTAAACATTT